TCAGTTAATGTTGGTGCTGTTGGTGGTATTGGTGTAACCTTTGATCAAGGTGGTGGTGTTTTCTCAGGTATTGTTACTTCTCATACTTTAAAGGCATCAAATGCATTATATCTTCCTCTCTATACTACAACTACTAGAGATGCTGGATCTTTCACTCAAGGTGCAGTAATCTTCAATACAACAGTTAAAAAACTTGAATATTATGATGGAACAAGTTGGAAGTCTATACCAGAAGTCTCTACTGGTCTTGTACTTGCATTAGACTCATAACACTATAAATAAGAACATGGATACTAGTAACATCGTTGACGAATCTTTAAGAGATTGGTTTGGAAAATCTAAATCAAAAGGAGGAAAACCAGGTTGGGTTCAATCTGATGGATCTCCATGTGCTAATGAAAAAGGAGAAACTAAAACTCCTAAATGCTTTTCATCTTCAAGACTTGCAAGTTTAAAAAGACAAGGTAAAAAAGGTAAAGCAAAAATAGCATCAGCAGTGAGAAGAAAAAGAGAGCAAGATCCAGGTCAACAATCTAAGACAGGAGCATCAAAACCTACCATGGTGAAAACATTTGCTAAAAAGAAAGATTATAAATCTCATCCTAGTGGAGATCAATCAGGAACTAAGTCTGAATCATATCAAAGTCCAATGGTTCAAAGAGTTATAGAAAGAGCAGAAGTAGAAAAAGAATTAAAAACTTTTGAAGAAAGTAATAGTTTTACTAATCCTAAATTATGGGATAGAGCAAAGAAATTATCTGAAAATAAATTTGATTTTTATTCACATGCAGCTCATGATTGGGCTTGTAAGTGGTACAAGAAAAAAGGTGGAGATTGGGACAATATAAGTGAAGCAGGTGTTATGATGTCTCCTCAAGAACTAGAAATATCTAAGAAGATGGCTAGATTGAATGTAAGACTAGCAAAGAAAAGAAAAGAAACTTTAAACAAGACAGATGCACAGGATACAGATACAACAAAAACTGATGCTAAAGAAAGTTTTGAAATAGATGAAGCAGCAAGAATACCAACTCAACATGGGAATGTATATGACTTGACTTTCACTTGGAGAGGAAAGATGTATGCTATAAAAATGTTCTTTCCTAAAGTATCTAAACCACAAAAAGCAGAAGTTCAAAATGCATTGATAAAAATTTATCCTGGTTCTGTTTTAAAAAGATTTCAAGTAACATCATTTGATACAACTGATTCATATATTCATGTTGGAACAGATGATATGAAGGAAGATTGGCAATCTGTAAATAGAAAAGATAAAACAGATGGATTAAGTCAAAAGGCAGTTGATGCATATAAAAGAGAAAATCCTGGTTCTAAATTAAAGACTGCAGTAACAACCAAACCATCAAAATTAAAGGCTGGATCTAAATCTGCAAAAAGAAGAAAATCATTTTGTAGTAGAATGAAAGGAATGAAGAAGAGACTTACATCTGCTAAAACTGCAAGAGATCCAGATTCAAGAATAAATAAAGCACTTAGACGTTGGAATTGCTGATCTAAAACATTATGAGTGAAATCTATCTTGGTAATCCTAATTTAAAAAAAGCAAATACTCCTATTGAGTTTACAAAAGAAAATGTAGCTGAGTATTTAAAATGTAAAGAAAATCCTGTTTACTTTGCTATGAACTATGTGAAGATTGTGACTCTTGATGAGGGTCTTAAATCTTTTCAACCATATGATTTTCAAGAAAAGTTAATTAATAATTTTCATGATAATAGATTTAACATTTGTAAGATGCCTAGACAAACAGGTAAATCTACAACTGTTATATCATATCTGTTGCATTATGTTGTCTTTAATGATAGTGTAAATGTAGGTATTCTTGCAAACAAAGCTGCAACTGCAAGAGAATTATTAGGTAGATTGCAAACAGCATATGAAAACTTACCTAAATGGATGCAGCAAGGTATATTATCTTGGAATAGAGGATCACTGGAGTTAGAAAATGGATCTAAAATACTGGCAGCATCTACCTCTGCAAGCGCAGTTAGAGGTATGTCTTTCAACATCCTTTTTCTGGATGAGTTTGCCTTTGTTCCTAATCATATTGCTGACTCGTTCTTTGCCTCTGTATATCCTACTATTACTTCTGGCCAAAACACCAAAGTCATCATAGTTTCTACTCCACATGGAATGAATCATTTCTATAGGATGTGGCATGATTCAGAAAAAGGAAAAAATGAATATGTTCCTACAGATGTTCATTGGTCTCAAGTTCCTGGTAGAGATGAAGTATGGAAAGAGCAAACTATTGCTAACACATCAGAACAACAATTTAAAATTGAGTTTGAATGTGAATTCTTAGGATCAGTTGATACTTTAATTGCTCCTAGTAAATTAAAAACTTTAGTATATGAATCACCATTAACCACAAATGCAGGATTAGATATATTCCAACAAACAAAAGAAAACCATGATTATATTACTACAGTTGATGTGGCAAGAGGAGTAGGAGCAGATTATTCAGCATTTGTAGTAGTTGATATTACAGAGTTTCCTCATCAGATAGTTGCAAAATATAGAAACAATGAAATCAAACCAATGATGTTTCCAAATGTAATATGGGAAGTAGCAAAAAATTATAATAATTCATTTATATTATGTGAAGTAAATGATATAGGAGATCAGGTTGCAAGTATTTTGCATTATGATCTTGAATATGAGAATTTATTAATGGCATCTATGAGAGGGAGAGCTGGTCAAATAGTAGGACAAGGATTTTCAGGTAAGAAAACTCAACTTGGAGTTAAGATGTCTAAGACTGTTAAAAAGATTGGATCATTAAATTTAAAGACTATGATTGAGTCTGATAAATTATTATTCAAAGATTATGATATATTATCTGAACTGACCACATTTATATCAAAGAGTAATTCATTTGAAGCAGAAGATGGATGTAATGATGACTTAGCAATGTGTCTTGTAATATATGCTTGGTTAGTCAATCAAGATTATTTTAAAGAATTAACAGATCAAGATGTAAGAAAAAGATTATATGAGGAACAAAAGAATCAAATAGAACAAGATATGTCTCCTTTTGGTTTCATTGAAGATGGATTAGATGAAACTAGTTTTGTTGACCAAGAAGGAGATAGATGGCATACTGATGAGTATGGTGATAGATCTTATATGTGGGACTATAGATAATGACATACGTTCTTTACAATGAAGATATGGAAACTCAGGGTTCTTTTGAATCAATACAAGAACTGAGAAATTTTTTATGTGATAGAAAATATGAAATGAATTGTGATAAAGACATAGGTTGCACATTTGACTACATTAAAGAAATAAAATGGTTTTTTGATATATTAGAATGATATGGATATAGATGAGCAAATAACTTATAATCATCTATTTCTTAATGATAGAGAATGTAGAACTTGTGGTGAAACTAAGAATCTTATAGATGGTTTCTATTTAACTAGAAAGGACAGAGGAACTTTACCATCAGCATATTCATATGAGTGTAAAGTATGCACTACAAGAAGAGTTATACAAAATAGAAAGAAGCAAAGAGTTTTTTCAGATTGGTTATATCCTGATTGGTAATTGTTCATGCATGGCTTCCCCTCTGAAAAAGTTAAAAACAATAAATATTTTCAGATAAACTGAGAAATTTTAAGGGGAAAAAAACATGGCTACTCCTCAATTGTCTCCTGGTGTATTAATCAGGGAAGTTGATCTTACAGTAGGAAGAGCTGAGAACGTATTAGACAACACTGGTGGAATTGCTGGACCTTTCACAAAAGGACCTGTAGATGAAGTCACTCAAATCAATACATCACAAGGTCTTATTGATACATTTGGAAAACCTCAAACTGCAAATGCGCAGTATGAGTATTGGATGACTGCTTCATCATTTCTTTCTTATGGAGGAGTCCTAAAGATAGTTAGAACAGATGATTCTAATTTAAACAATGCTAATGCAGGTGTAGGTATTGCATCAACAGCTTCAGCAAAGATTAAGAACTTTGATGATTATGATGCAAACTACTCTAGTGCAACTAACTTTACATATGCAGCAAAGAATCCTGGTTCTTGGGCAAACTCAATGAAAGTATGTTTCATTGATAATGCTGCTGACCAAACAATAGGAATAACAACTGATAGTCCAGTTACTGCTGGTATGATAGTTGGATATGGTATAACAACTGCATTATCTGGTGTAACAATACCAGGAGATGGAACAACATCAACCTTTACTGGATATCTGAAAGGAATCATCACAGGTGTTTCTACAGATGCAACTGGTAAAGCATCAACAGTAGATGTTAAGGTTCTATCTAGAGTATCTTCTGCTGGTACAGAAACTAAGATTGATTATGCTGAAGGTGATCCTAACAAATCATTTGAAGCAAGTGATACAGTGTTCTTTGT